CCGCGTAGACCTTCTGCTCGCTCACCGTGAACGGGATCGCTCTGAGCGCGTCCTGGGCGTTCGGGTGTACCGGCAGCATGAGCGGGGCGTCGTTGTCAGTCCGCAGTCCCGGTGAAAACCTCCGCACGTAGGGCACGGCTCTGTCGCGGCCAGGGCGGCTTCTACTGCCTCAATTTCGCCGTTAAATTCCATCGCCTGGCAATCGGCGTCTCGTCGAAGCGACTTGATCAACTCCCGCGCCGCCTTCCTCAGTTCTTCGCTCACTGCCTTCCCTCCCAGGACTCCACGTGCCCGATCTCTTTGACGATGCCGCAGGAGAACTCGGGCCTGATGCCCGGCTGCGGGTCGAACGGGCCGACCTTCTCGACGCAAGGCCGGCAACGGTAGGCCTCGTGGTCTGGCTCGGGCAGCGGGCCGCCCGAGTAGACCATTCGCCACGCCACGCCGGCCTCGTGCTTGAAGTAGCGCCCACATGTGACGCAGCGTGGCCTGTCCATGACTACCCCAGGCTCGAGGCTGCGTCGGCCCGCTGATCGGCGGGCAGTGCGGCCAGGGCTGCCGCCATCGAGTCGGCCTGAACCTCATCGTCGTTCGCCGCAGCGGCGACCGGGTTCGGCACCGGCTCGTTGTCGAGCAGGTCTTTCTGCTTCTCGACCTGCTTGGCCTTCACGAGGGTGATCTGGACCTTACCGGTGCGCAGTCGCTCCGACAGGACAGCGTACTGGTCGTCGGTCGGGTGCGCTCCGACCTTCCAGTTGATGTCGACCGTGCCACCGTCGTGGAGCTCGATCTTCATGCTCTTGACGGTGCAGTCCTCGAGGACGACGTCGCTCTCCCCGTCGATCCCGTAGTGGAACGCCAGGGTGTAGTTCACCCACTCGCTGTCGAAGGACTGGACCGCGAGGGCGGGGTACTTCAGCCGGATCGGGCGATCGATCTTGCCCTGGTCGGCCAGGTCGCCGATGTCATCCTTGCTCGGCTTGGCGTAGAACGCAGTGCGCAGTCCAGGCAGGATCGAATCGAGGACGTCGTTCTCCATCTGGATGGACATCGTGAGATCGACGGCGTTCTTTTTCTCGTTGGGGCCGTTCTTCTCGAGTCGGGTGTTCATGTGAGTGAACTCGACGTCCTGCTCGACGATCCTGAAGCCTTTGGTGGTCATGCTGTTGTCCTTGATGTGGAGGTGCAGGCCGGCTACAACTCGAGCCGGAAGGTGAGGTCGGTGATCGCCTGCCGATGAGCTCCGACCCAGTTGATTGCTGACCGAAGACTCCCGCCCAGCGGAGTCCTCGGGGTTGCGAACACTTCGCTGGAAATCTTGTCGGTTGGCTCTGCCTCGGACAGCGCGGGGGCGAGGCGCCCTTGAAGACGCGAGATGTCTTCGGCCAGCAGGTTGAGCTCGTCGTGCAGCTGCAGGGCGAGAGCCTCGATCTCTCCAGGCGCCGGGCGGGGCGGGGGCGCGTCGCTCGCAGCGCATGCGGCAATTGCGGCGGGAGAGTTGGCGGCGGGATTGCGATTGGCCCGCAGGATGCGGTGAGCGTCTCTGCTATCCACGTGCGTCGCGCTCGTTGGCGGGGGCGATCTCGGCCGGCTGGCTCGAGACGGTCTGGACCTTCAGCCCCCGCTGCAGCCAGATGACCAGGTCGTTCTGCGTGGCGACCCGCGCCGACATGTGCTCCCGCACGATGTGCAATATTGCTTGCGCTTTGTTCGGCGCCTCGACGAGGTGCGTCTGAACGGCAACGCCGTCTGCGTGTACGGCTGAGTGGTGAATCAGGTAAATCCGGTTGCTGCTCATATCAACTTCTCCTGTGGGTAAGTGGGGGTGGGCGCCCGGCCGGGTACACCCGGAGGTTTGCGCGGCGGTTTTACGTCACTGCGTCCTGACGTGGCCGGGCACCCGTTGGTCTACTCGGTCTTCGGAGCCTTCGCCGCATCGATCGCGGCGCGCACCTCGTTTGCCTCGTCGAGGTCCAGGGTCGCCGCAACCTGCTCGGCGCCACTGAGATCACCATCTTCGATCATCTTCAGAGCGTCGCCCTTCGTGAACTCCAGATCGTCGCCGCCGTTGCCGTTGTCGACCGAGGGCGTGTACTCGCCCTGGATCGCGTCGTGTAGATTGACGTTCTGCCGGCTCATCTCGGCGTCATCGTTGGCCGCGATTGCCCTCGAGAGCTCGGTCGAGCAGGGCATGTACTTGAGCACCTGTAGCAGCGGCACCTTGCGCGCGTACATCTCGGGGTTGGTGAACGAGTAGTGCCTGTCCCCGACCTTGTTGTAGCGGTCGCGGTGCTTCCAGATCTTCTCGACGGGCCACACCTCGATGATCGGCCAATCGGAACCCTTCACCCGGCCGACCGCATACACGTGCGTCATGCGCAGCGGATCGAGCTCGCCGCGGGGGATGTGCCTGACGAACGGGCTGTCGCCCAGCTGCCAGTCGAACTCGTCGCCGGAAAAGACCGCGCCCGTCCAGACGGTGCCATCGCCACTGCGGTTCATCAGGTCGATGAGCCCCTTCCAGCCGGGGATGAACTGGCACTCGACGCCGACGGTCTGCCAGCGGTTCCCGACCTTCTGACGCTTCTCGTAGGGCACGAGGTACGCGCGCCCCAGGGTGTCGATCTCGAGGCCCAGCTGCGCAGCCTGGAGCACCGCGGCGAACACGGAGCGGGGATCGCACTCTCCGAGTTTCGGGTTGCGGCGGAACGCCGTCAGGGCGACTCGCGCGATGCGCTCTGCCGACAGGTGCTTCGGCAGCGCCCGCTGGATCTCGGGCAGCCATGCGTTGAGCATCGCAGGGAAATCCTTCGGCTTCTCCGCGACGGCTGTCTTCTGTGCGACGGTCTTCAGTGCTTGGGTGGACATGGTTACTTCCCTTTCCGGTTGGACTTCGATGTGGCCTTCGGCTTCTTGAGCCGCAAGACCCGGTAGTGGTGCTCGACGGTGTAGGCGTGGACGAGCTCGGGCCTGTCTGCGGCCAGACTCTTCTGGTCGAGGTACGTGCCGCGCTGACGCTTCCAGCTGCCGACCTCGGCGTCTCCCAGGTACAGGATCGCCTCCTCGTCGGCCTCAATCTCGACCTTGCCGTCGTCATCGAGCAGCGGCTTGCCCCAGGCGTTGGCGATGTGCTTGGCGACGATGAGCTCGAGGTACGAAATGTCGCCCTTCATCGCGTTGATCGTGTCCCTCGCCTGCTGCATCTGCACGAGCGCCCGGTGGACTTCGTCGGTCAGGTAGCACGGGCGCGACGCCTTGAACGTGTAGAGTCGCTTGATGTCGTCCAGGTTGACCGGGTCCGGCGGCACGCGCTTCAGGACGTTCTCGGTCCAGAACTTCACGCATTCGGCGCGCATCAAGTCGATCGTCTCCTGGTCAGCCATGACCGGGAACGCCATCAGGGTGTCGAGGCCGAAGAGGGCGACCACCAGAGCTGCCGGCCGCCGCGTGATGCCCAGCCCGTGCATGACCTGCGCGGCGTAGTGCGTAGGCACCTCCTCAGATCCCTGCTCGCCCCACTCGTGGGCGCTGAACGGGTGGACGGTCTTGATCTCGCCGGCAAGCAGCGTGCCGTCGGGGATCGCGCGGAAGTCGGGCCGCTCCGGGAACCGCAGGCGCACAGAGGGCGACATCAGGAACTCAAAGTCGATCTCGGCGGCCAGGAACGGGTACTCGACGTCCTGGTAGCGGTTCGGGTGCTCGTCGATCGACAGCCGGGTGACGACGATGCCGTACTCCTCCTCGAGCATCGCGGCGATGATCGGCTCCTGGTGCTTGCGCCGGCGGAAGAACTTGCGCTTCTCCTCGCTGATGACCTCGGGCTGCGGGTCGACCTTGCTGAAGAAGCAGTCGACCGCCGTGCGGTAGGGGCTCACGTTCATCACGCACGCCGCATCGGGGCCGCCGATGTAGGACTCGCGGGGAAGGGTGCCGACCTCGATGTACGGCTTCATCATGTCGCTCATGACTTCCCCAACGAGAGCAGAAGCACCACGAGCGCCCAGATCAAAGCGCCGCCGATGACCGACCAGAACAGCATGACGAAGAACCCGCCCGGTGCTTTCTGCATCTCGACGAACTCGTCACTCGGCACGCGCGTCGGCAGCTCGCGGAGGGTGTCGGATCTGTGCATGGCTTTGTCTTCGGGCATGCGGTGGAACGTGAGGTGCGTGATCATGCTGCTTGTCTCCTAAGTAACGCCGGCTCCGCGATCAGCGTCCGGTCATCCATTTCACGGTAAGCGCGCTCCAGATCCACGTTCGGGTTCGTCGCGCCGCAGTGCGGGCAGGCTGCATGCGGGATCGGGTACGAGGTCGAGCAGGCCCAACAGAGGGTGTCGATCATGATTCGCCCCTGGCTTTTGCGAGGGCGGCGCGGCGCATCTTGTCCATGAATTCGTGAGACGACTCGCCGGGCTTGTAGCCGTGGCGCTTCAGTACCGTCTCAGCGATGTCTTCACAGCACGCGCGAGCCTCTTCGCATTCCGCATAGGCCAGCAGATCCGGAGCGGCGGCGATTAGGCGGGCGTTGGCGATCCAGTTCTCCCCTCTGACCGGATGCGCGATGACTTGCCGAATAGGTAGTTTCGGTGCCATCGTTACAGCACATATTTCTGTGCCATCTGTTTCTGGATAAATAGTCCACGGTCCCGGCGTCCAGTCGCTCATGCCGCCTCCCCAATCATCGCTTTGCGATAGCGTGCCGACGTGCGCATGCCGTAGTCGTGCTCGGCTTCGTCGGTTGCGGCGCGCTCGATGTTCCGCTCGGCCTGCGCTTCGATGTCGTCAGCCAAGCTGGTCAGCGGCTCGTAGGCGTCGGTGTGGTCCACCGCGGCGGCGATGACCCGCAGGCAGCGCGCCAGGGCGATGCGCGCCGCCTCTTCGTTCAGCTCGACGTAGTGCTGTTGCGCCTCGGCGGGGGTCAGCCCGTAGTCCAGGGTCATTTCGGAGACGGGTACGAGGGCGGGGGCAGCCGGCAGGGACGGCTTGATCTCGATGCGGGTGTTGCCGTAGCTGCAGAGATCGATGGTGATGTCGTGGCCAGGGAACTTCCCGGCGAACTTGGCCTTCACGAGCGCTGCGACTTCTTCCTTGGTGACGTACAGGTTGCCTTCCATCTGAGCTCTCCGGTTTGCGTCGCGGGCTGCGACTGAGAGCTCATTAGAACACACGCGGTGTAGTCGTGTCAACACCCGTCGTGTGATTCTGTGACGCGCAAATGCGCGCCAGGCCGACGATGGGTGTTTACCTGCGGAGCGGGACGACGTTGCTTGTGGCGGGGATCTCAGTCGGCTGCGGGTTCGCGCGGGACATCTCGGCGAGGAACGCGTAAGCCAGTGTGCGCTGGGCGGGGGTGAGGGAGCGTAGGGCGTAGACGGCGGCGATCTCTTCGATCGTCAGGTGTTGCGGTTGCTGCATCTCATCCTCGGTGAGCGGGCAGGGCCTAAGACGATGCCACGCGCAGCCGGGTGAGACAAGTCCCTTTCGGAAAAAAATACCGAAACCAGGTACCACTTACCGACGTTTCGTGGACACGTCGTTCGGCGCCACAGGGCGCAGTCGATCGGTAGAGCGCTGCAAGGCCTTGGACAGCGCCTTGAAGCTGGCCCGGCCATCCTTGTCCGCCTGGCGGTAGGCCTGCAGCAGCTCGAGCTCGTCGTCGGTGAGTTCGGATCGGTCGCCGAAGGCGAGCAGCTCTGGCGAGACACCCAGGACTTTGGCCATTTTGACGATGTCGGTGAGGTACGGCTCGCGGAGCGCTTGCTCGTAGTTGCCGACTCTCGACTGAGCCGACATCCCTTCGCCCCAGCCGCAGGCGTTCCCGAGGGCGCGCTGCGTGAGGCCAGCTGCCGCCCGGAAGTGCTTGAGGCGTTGGGAAAAAGACATCTCGTGAATCACCAATCGTGTGCAAGGCGTAGTTATAGCCTCTGACGCTGGCTCGTTGCCAGCAACGTATGGTGATTGACAAAGAACACCCACGGTGTGTATCCTCACGAGCTATGACTCCTCTAAAGACAGCCATCGAAATCGCCGGGTCCACAGCGGACCTGGCCAACCAACTGGGCGTCGTGCCGACGGCGGTCACGAACTGGACCTGGCGCGGCCGCGTACCTCTCAAGCATGCCATCGCCATACAGCAGCTGACAGGGCACAAGGTCACGGTTCTGGACTTTTTCCCTGAGCTCGCGTCGGTGGTAGCACCGATCGTGCCACGCCGGCGCCGCCCCCGCGTGGTGGCCTCACTCCGAGAGGCCGGGTGAGTTGCTCGTCCCACATCCGACGCGCCGCGGAGGCCCTGCTCGCCGCGGGCGAGAGCCCATGGCATGTCGCCGAGGCGCTCGGGATCGGCTGCTCGACAGCCTACCGCTGGCAGCGCGAGGCCAGGCTCAAGCCCAGCCCAAAGCAGCAGGGGGCCGATGACACCGCAATCACGCCGCGGCCCTACCCGGGGGCGCGCAATCTCTACGGATGGTGACCATGAGTGAACTACCTGCCCCACTTGTCGCAGCAGACGTCGACCTGTGCGGCTTCAGCGGCTTCATGCTCAACGTCGACCGGCTCATGGCTTCCGAGCTCGTTGCGCTGGGAACGCCCGAGGAGTGTTGGGCGGCGATGATGTTGTGGTGCCGAGCCTGGAAGCAGACGCCCCCGGGGTCATTGCCCGATGACGAGCGGGTGCTGCGCGCGTTCAGCGGTGCCGGCCCAAGATGGGGGAAGGTCAAGAGCATGGCGCTGCGCGGCTTCGTCAAATGCTCGGATGGTCGCCTGTACCACAGGGTGCTGTGCGAGGAGGCGAACGAGGCATGGGAGCGTCGGAAAAAGTTCAAGGAACGGAGCGCGAAAGCAAATGAAAGACGGTGGGCTGCAAGTCATAACGGCAATGAACCTGGAACGGGCAAAGGCGGCTCGGAAGGCGGAAGAGGCGCTGCTTCGGGATCTCCTTCGTCGATCCAACAAGGAGTCCAACAAGGACTCCAACATGGAGTGCAACAAGCAGAGCGTAAGGACTCCTTAGGGTCTCCTGTAGAAGAGACAGGACAGGACAAGACAGGACAAGACCTTAAACTTCAAAATCAAAAGCAGCGCGCTATAGCCCCGACCCTGGTGTCTCCGACCCGCGCCGGTGCCATCGCCGCCCGTGCGCGCGCTGCTGGTGTTCAGGTCACAGGCCAACACCCGGTCGTGCAGCAGTGGGCCGAGGCAGGCATCACCGACGCCCAGCTCGACGACGCTGTCGAGCGAGCCAGGCTGCAGAAGCCAGCCCCTGCGCTCATCCCCGCCAAGTACCTCGACGCGATCGTGCAGGACATCCTGCACCCGCCTGCGCCACCGGAGCGCAAGGCGCCCACAGACGCCTGGTGGACCTCCCCGCAGTCGATCGACCGCAAGGCCCGCGAGCTCGGCATCCACGCGCTGCAGAGCGACACCTACGACAGCCTCAAGACCAAGATCTTCGACAAGCTCAGAGGGAGCAAAGCATGTGCGACTTCGTAGACAACCGCAGCGGCGTGCCATGCATGCACACCGGCGTCGTGGCGATCAACAGCACCACAGGCAGCGGACCCTGGTACTGCCGCGAGCATGCCGAGATCGTGCAGGACCGCAGGCCCTACGGCGTCGGCAATGCCCTGCCGCCGCGGCCTCGCAGGCCTGAGCGTGAGTGGGAGTGGTGCTCGATCTAGAGGCGTCTGATGCCCATCAAGCGGCCTCAGAATCCGGCTCAGGTGGCGGCATGACGCACTCGATGCCCCGCACCCGCCGGCCACCCGCGCACATCGCCAACATCGCGCGCGAGCTCTGCGGTGGACCCACGACCAGGCGCGTGCTGCTGGAGCGGCTGCGGATCGACGAGGCGCCGGCGAAGAACGCGATCTACTGGCTGCGCAAGCAGGGATTCGCCGCCGGCAGCGGGCAGCACCAGCACACGCCGGCGACCTACCGGCTGACCGTGCCGCTGACCAGGGTGCTCGAGGAGCTCGACCGCATCGAGGCGGAACTGCGCACGCTCGCCAAGAGCCAGGCCGAGAGAGCCGCCAACGCCAAGCGCAGAAGGCTCGAGCGGATGGCCCTCGGGCCGCCGCCCTGGGAGCTCGAGCGGCACTGGGGCGCCCTCCCGCAGTACTGGCTTATCCGCGAGATCGAGGCAGATCGGGAAGCGGGCCTCGAGCTCGCGGGGGTGGAGTCGTGATGCTAGGACGTGTAGCCGGTGCCGTGGCAGTGCGGGCAGCGATGCCTCGGCATCAGCTTGGCGACGGCTCGAGAGACGGCCGCACGATCAATGCCGGCGGCTTGCGCGGCCTTTTCCCGGCTCTGGCCGTCGACCAGAACCAGCCGGCAAGCACGAGCGGTGCTGCCGGTCGGGTCCATGCGCGTGGCGGCGAGGGCCGCATCGAATGCGCGCGGGGTCATGGGTTACAGGACGAGCTTGGCGAAAAAGTTGGCGTTAGACCACGGATCGGCAACCGGGAACCGCTCGGCCAGCAGGGCTTGCAGACGCGGCGACTGCGGGATCACGTCAGCGGACCAAGGGGCGGCAAACCGGAACGCGTTGATGTCGGCGCGAGGGCCGTCGTATTCGGGATCATAGTAGCCAGCCATGCCGGGGTAAGCGCGGTCGGCGCAACGGGCGGCGGCGCGAACGAGGCGAAACATGGGCTTGGACATGGCGCGCGCCGGGATGGCTTGGCAGGTTTGCAGGTAGTCGATGGCTTGGTTGGCTTGCATGTTCGTCTCCTTGGGTTGGGTGGGTTAGGCGGCGGGCTGGTCGCAGTAGGCGGTCCACAGAGAGTTCATCGCGGTTCCCGCCTCACCGTCGTCGTCCTGTCGGCCATGGCACAGCACGCCGTCGATGTAGTTGCCGGTGCTATTTCCGACGCTGGCGTCATGCCCCTGGGCGTTGAGCCAGGCGCAAAACTGCTCGGACTCGGGGGTGTCGACTGCGATTTCGATTTTGCTCATTGTCATCTCCGTTTCGTTGTCGGTCATCAATCGATCACCGTGCAGTCATTGTGTCACCCGGTGACAGTGATGTCAAGGGGTGACAGAAGAAGGGCGCAGGCGTGATCGACATCGTCTTCGATGCCGACGGCGTGGCATGGGTCGCGACGCCCCCGGAGCCGAGCACGATGAGCAAGGTTGTGGAGGTGATCAAGCGCGGCGCGCCTGTGCTCGAGCACCGGCAGTACCCCAGCGTGATGACCCGGCGAATGGTTCGTCGGGCGACGCGACAGGAGGTCGAACAGTGGAGGTGGGCAGCATGGGACTGATCGTGGGAATCGATCCGGGCATCACCGGGGCACTCGCAGCCGTCACGCCGAGCGGCTCGCTGCAGTGGGTGGTCGACATGCCGATCCGCGACGCCGGCAAGAAGGCGCGCAAGGCCAACGAGGTCGACGGCGTCGGACTCGCCAGGCTTCTGCGGCTGCATGTCGTCGACATCGCCGAGGTGTGGATCGAGGAAGTCGGCGCGATGCCAGGGCAGGGCGTGAGCTCGATGTTCAGCCTGGGCGACACCCGCGGCTGCATCCGCGGCGTGTGCGAAGCGATCGGTCTCTCGGTGCAGCGCGTGCATCCGAAGACCTGGAAGCGCTCCTACGCGCTCGACAGCGACAAGAACGCGGCACGGGCCGCGGCCATCCGGCTGTACCCGGGCTGCGAAGCGCTGGCGCGCAAGAAGGACCACGGCAGGGCAGAGGCGATCCTCCTGGCCCGCTACGGCGCGCAGCAGTCCCGCCTGGCCGACTCGTTCCTCGGCGAGCGGCCCAAGCTGGAGCTCGCGGCGTGAGCGGCGCGCAGGTCGACTGGGCCAAGGTGATCGAGAAGCTCGAGGCCCACATCCACCGGGAGCGCCGGCGCCTGGTCGAGTGCCAGGGCAAGCGGGTGTTCCTCAACCCGACCGACGCGATCCTGCGCCGTCCCGATGCTGGGCGGGTCAGCGCGTACAAGTGCGAGTTCTGCGGGCTCTACCACATGGGCGGGCACCGCAGCTCGATGAAGCGACCACGCCCTCGCACGGGCTTCCTGCGCACGGGCACACGATTCGGAGCAATGGGATGACGACAGTGATCGAGCAGGCCGAAAACGAAGAGCAGCTGCGGGAGAAGATCCTCGCCGAGATCCGCCAGCTGCTGCTCGACATGGCGGGCAAGAAGGTGGACACGCTGATCCTGTACGCATGCGATGGCGACACGGTGATGTACCGCTACATCGGGTTGCCCGCGGAACTGTGGAACCTCGCGCACGTCGGGCACGAGCATGTGCTGGGGGCGTTCAAACTCGAGGCGGCCGCGCCTTTGCCGGGCCAGAGGTTCAACTGATGGCGAGCAAGACGCTGCCGGCCAAGCCGGCGAAGAAGCCGGCGCTCAGGCCGCTGTCGATCGTCGAGAAGACGTTCCTCGAGCACTACCTGCGCTGCAACTTCAACGCCTCCGAGGCGGCCCGCAGGATGGGCGTCAAGGGCGAGGAGGGCGGCAAGCACCCGAGCAACCCCGGGGTGCGCGGCTACGAGATCCTGCGCCGCTCGCACGTGCAGGCGCACCTGGAGATCATGCGCTCGGAGCTGCCCAAGCAGTTCCCCGACATGGTCGAGAAGGCGCTGCGCACGTACAACGACATCCTCGACAGCGATCGGCGCGACTTCGTCGACGACCAGGGGCGGTTCGTCGGCATCAAGGCGCTCACATTCGAGCAGGCCTCGTGCATCCGCAAGATCAAGTTCGACGCCGGGGTGATCACCGAGCTCGAGTTTGAGTCGAAGAAGGCGGCCGCCGACGCAGTGCTCGACAAGCTGGGCTCGCCGGTCGATCGCGACCAGCAGGGCAACCAGACCGCGGTACCGGCGACCGTGATCATCAACGTGCAGGGTCAGCCCCTCGACCAGAGCTTCCGCGTGCTCTCGCTCGAGGAGCAGGGCATCACGGAGGAGTAGCGCAGCATGCCGTTCGACGGTACGCCACCGCAGTGGAAGGCCAACCTGCAGCCGAAGCAGCTGTACTGCTATCGCTCGCCGGCGACCGAGATCCTCTACGGCGGCGCCGCGTTCGGCGGCAAGTCGCACCTCATGCGCCAGGCGGCGATCTCCTGGTGCATCGAGATCCCGGGGCTGCAGGCCTACATCTTCCGCCGGGTCGAGGACGACCTCGTGAAGAACCACGTCGAGGGGCCGACCGGGTTCCGCAACATGCTCGCCGACAAGCCGTGGGCGAAGGTGCTGCAAGGCGAGATCCGCTTCACCAACGGCAGTCGCATCTTCCTCTGCCACTGCAAGGACGAGGAGCACAAGTACAAGTACCACGGCTCCGAGATCCACGTGCTGATGATCGACGAGCTCACCACGTTCACCGAGTCGATCTACCGCTACCTGCGCTTCCGGGTGCGGATGGTCAACATCGACCTGCCGGCACACTACCGCGAAGGGCACGTGATGCCGGACGGCTCGGTGCTGCAGCAGAACGTCTTCCCGCGGATCCTGTGCGGATCGAACCCCGGCAACGTCGGGCACCACTGGGTGAAGCGCACCTTCATCGACGTGCCGCACGCGACCGAGCCCAGGCGCACCAAGCAGATCGAGGGCGGCATGATCCGCCAGTACATCCCCGCGCGTCTGACCGACAACCCGCGAGGCGTCGAGGCCGACCCGACCTATGTCAACCGCATGCGCGGTCTGGGCGACCCGGCACTGGTCAAGGCGATGGAGCTCGGCGACTGGAACATCCTGGCCGGCGGGTTCTTCCCCGAGTTCTCGCTCGAGCACCACGTGCTGAAGGCGAAGACGCTCCCCGACAATATCTTCACCAAGCGATTCGCGGCGGTCGACTGGGGCAGCGCCAAGCCGTTCAGCGTCGGCTGGTACGCAATCGCCGCCGACGACTGGGTGGCCGAGGGCATGCTGGGCAACCGCATCGTCGTCCCGCGTGGGTCGCTCGTGCGATACCGGGAGTGGTACGGGTCGAAGCCGGACCAGAACAACGTCGGCCTCAAGCTCAACGTGCAGGCGTGGGCCAAGGGCGTCATGGAGCGCACGCCAGCAGACGAGAAGCTCGAGTACGTCGTCTGTGACACGCAGATGTGGGCCGAGGACGGCGGCCCGTCGCTCGCCGAGCGGGCGATGAAGGTCAAGCACCACGGCCGCACGCTGCCCATGCGCAAGGCCGACAAGCGTCGCGAGCCTGGCTGGGATCAGCTCAGGCAGCGCCTGCGCGAAGACCCAGACGATCCGAGCAGCGCCTCGCTGTTCCTCATGGACAACCAGCCCGATGGCATACGCGTCATCCAGGCCGTCCAGCACGACGAGCTCAAGGTCGAGGACATCGACACCGACCAGGAGGATCACCCGATCGACGAGGTCAGGTACGCATGCATGTCCAGGCCGAAGGCCCGGGCAATCCCAACGAAGCGCAAAGTGAAGGGGCCGAAACAGTGGACGATGGACTGGTTGGACAAGATGGACTCGGAGGAGAGGGAGAGGCTGGCGCGACAGAGGACATTCGTCCACTGACGCCAGAAGCGGTCGAGGCGCAGCGCGAGGTCGAGCGAATCGAGCAGGAGCTGGTGCTGCGCCGGGCCATCCTGTCGATGGACGAGCTCGTCGAGCTGAAGGACCGCGGCGTCACGCTCGAGCGTCAGCTCTCGCGCTACAAGCTCTGGATGTTCACGATCCAGGGCTACCGCGGCCTCGAGTACGTCAAGGGTGCGCTCTTCGCTGGCAACTGCATCGTCGTGCAGGCGCCCAACTTTGAGACGGCGCTGCGCCTGGCGCGCGAGGGGCTCGAGTACACGATCGAGCTGGCGCTGCAGTGGTTGATGGGCCAGGACCGGGACGATCCGCTTGCCTCCCCGATCGCCGAGGCATTCGGTCGCAACGCCGGCGACCCGGAGCGCCAGGCGTATGTCGACCCCAGGCTCGACGCCTTGCTGCGCCACAAGCTGGGGGGAGAGCCGTGGCGAGGGTAAACACGCACAGTCGTGCGCGCCTTGCCGAGCGGGTGTCGCAGCTGCATGATCGAGGCCCCCGTGGCCTGGGCTTCGATCCCCTTGAGCTTCCTGTCCGATCTCAGCGCTCTGCTCTTCGGCCCGCGGCTGCGGCGGCCGACCTGCGGGACGTGGGGCGCTGCGACCCAGCCATGTGCCGAGTCCCTCACTGGCTCTCCATGGACATCCAGCGCACCGTCGCACTCGCCCGCGGACTTCTACACGAGCGCCGCATGGCGGGTGATCCGATACAAGGCCCTGCTCCGCTCGAGTGGGAGGTGCCAGTGCTGCGGATCGCGGCCTACGCCAACGGCAGCCTTGCACGTGGACCACATCAAGCCGCGCAGCCGGTATCCGCACCTTGCCCTGAGCCTGGACAACCTGCAAGTCCTCTGCAGCCACTGCAACCTCGGCAAGCTCGCCTGGGACGAGACAGACTGGCGGGGCAGGTAGCGGCGACGTTCACGACGTCCAGGGAGCTGGACGACGGCGACATGGTGTCGATCAACGGGGACGTGTACGTCGTCACGCTCGTGCAGGTGAAGCCATGAAGCGCCGCGCCTTCCTGGGCGGCATGGTCGCTGCCGCGCTCGCTCCGAAGGCCCCGGCGATCGAGCTCGAGCCTGCGCCGTCGCTGATGTCCGGCTTCACCGCTGCCGAGATCGAGCAGATGGGCAAGATGGCGATCGGGTACTACTCGGGCTTCAGCGTGATCGATCCCGAGCGGGCGCCGCACCAGTGGCTCGACGAGACGATCCCAGTCGAGTACCCGTCATGCGGGTGATGGGCTTCTCCCACGACCCCGGCCGGCTGCCGCTCATCACCTTGCGCAGCGACAAGTGGGCCAACCGGCTCACCGTCGGCGAGATCGTCCAGATCCAGGGCGAGAACGGCTGCAGGCTGCCGAAGACGCCGGCGCGCGTGGTCCGCCTCGACGAGTACCCGCACGCGTGCCCGCCCGATCTCGACTACGTCTACCGCGGGCAGCGCCTGTGGCGCGTGTACCTCGCACCGGTCGACCCCGACGACCCCGACCTGGCGCAGTACATGTTCCCGGTATAGCCGGGAGGTGCATTCTCGCTGCAATACGCTACGCTTGGTTCTCACGTCGACGTGGGCCGACGACTGAGATCCACGGGCGCAGCAGGATCGCCATCTTCCTGCGGGCAGAGGGGCCTCTCTCCTCAAGGAGTATGACGATGTCGAACAAGATCAAGTCTCTCGGGTCCGTGTCCGGCGCGACGCGCGGCGTGTTGATCACAGGCGGCACCAACGCCACCCCGATCGTTGCCACCCTCACCGCGGGCCACCGGCAGCGCAACGGATCTCGTCTCGCCATCGCCGGTGTGACTGGTCTTTTGGCAATGAACGGCGAGTGGACCCTGCGCGCAGTCGCCGCCACCACGGCCGCGCTCAACGGCTCTGTCGGCAACGGCACCTTCGGCGGCACCGCCACCGTGTCGGTCATCTGCGACGAGTCGCCCTTCCTGCCCGGGCATAGCGCCGTGGCGTGGGCTTCCGACCTCGGAGCGGCAGCCGTGTTCGTCGGCACGATCGTATTCGAGAAAGCGGACTCGATCGACGCGACGCAGCACTACTACACCAGCTCGGCCAGCGCGCCGGTTGCCGGCTTCGCGGATGCGCTGATGTCCGGCGAGATCGCCATCCCGGCGTTCGGCGCGGTTGGCGGCGGCTCGGTGAAGGTCGAGGTCGCGCTCGCCCGCTACATGACGATGCGCTGCTCGGCCTACACGAGCGGCAGCGCGATTGGCGGCCTGATCGCCTAGCCGACCGATGCTAGGCGACACGCTCAAGAAGGCAGCGACGCTCGAGCCCTTCACGGCGTCGCTGACCTTCGACGGGGTCAGCAACCTGATCCAAGACTACGTCACCCGCTACGGCAGCAAGCCGCAGGCGATCGTGCTCTCGTACCGCGATCGTCGCTCGCTCAACCAGGACACGATGGATCGCTCGATCTCGCCTGTGGCGATCGAGGACCAGAACAAGGACGACATGGCGCTCGCCTACGTCCAGGGCGTCATGGTGGGGTGGAACCGCAACGTGCGCGATGGCCACGCAGTGATCATCCCGCAGCCCGAGCATGCCGCCAAGGCGGCGTAACCCGACCAGCCGATCCACGATGGGGCAGCAGCGCTCACAACGCTGACTGCCCCTTCTCACAGGTGCAGCATGGCGAAAGCAGCGAAGCAGCAGCGGCAGGAAGATCCGACCTACGAGCCGATCGAGAGCGTCTCTGCCGAGGAGCAGGCGCACTGCCGATCTCTGCTCGAGCGCATCGACCGCGCCGGCCAGGCCCGCAAGGACTACGACGAGAAGACGCTGCCGCGGCTGCGCCAGATCGCCTACGGCATCAAGTCCGCCAACGAGGCCGATGCATCCGAGGCGGCGCTCTCGCAGGCCGGCATGGCGACGGTGCGAACCAACCTGGTCTTCGCGACGATGGCCACGCTGCTGCCGCACATCTACGCGCGCAACCCCGAGATCGCGGTCACCCCGGTCGAGTCTGTCGGCGACGGCGAGTACGACAAGATCAAGGCGTTCTGCGAGACTGCCCAGGCGCTGCTCAATCGCTGCTTCGTCGAGGAGGGCAAGCTCAAGAAGCGCATGAAGGCCAACATCAGGGCCGCGATGACGACGAGCGTGGGCTGGCTCAAGATGGGCTGGCAGGAGCAGTACTCGGGTGACCCGCTGCTCGTGCGCCGCATCAACGACATCCAAGACAACCTCGCGCGCATCGAGGCGACCAACAGCCAGCTCAAGGCATCCACCGACCTCGAGGAGCAGCAGCGCCTGCGCCAGGAGCTCATCAATCAGCGTGACGGCGTGCTGCAGTCCGAGGAGCTCAAGGTGTTCAAGGGCTTCGTCATCGACCGCTGCCGCACCGAGGACGTTCGCATCCTCGACGAGGACGTGGTCGAGTTTGAGGACTACGAGAACGCCGGCGAGCTCGCCATGGGCGTGTACATGTCCGACTCCGAGTACCGGGCGAGGTACGGGCGCAAGCCCTGGAAGGGGTCGAAGCACTTCCCGCCCGCGCGCATCAGCGGCCTCGAGCATGACATGGGGCCGGACGGCAACCGGGAGGCGCAGCGCGGCGGCACCGGCAAGGAAGCCTATCGCCGGGTCTGGGAGATCTGGTCGATGCGCGACGGGCGCGTCTACACGATCTGCGAGGGAGCGCACGCGTACGCCCGCGAGCCCTACGTCCCGAGCGCCATGCCCAAGCGCTGGCATGCCCTGTACGCGCTGGGCTTCAACATCGTGGAGGGACGCTGGCGCCCGATCAGCGACGTGGAGCTGCTGCTGCATCTGCAGGAGGAGTACAACCACACGCGATACCTCTACGCCGAGGCGCGCAAGGAAGCGATCCCGGTGCGCGTCTACCGCAAGGGAGGCGAGCTCGAGGAGGACGAGATCGACGCCCTGGCGCACCGCAAGGCGCGCGGCTGGTACGGCGTGTCGGGCAACCCGGCGACGCCGGTCAACAACGACATCATGCAGCTCGACGGGATCACGATCGATCCTGCTGCATACGATGTCACGCTGATCCGCAACGACATGGACATGATGGTCGGCCTGTCCGATGCATCGCGTGCCAGTCTCATCCAGGCGAAGACGGCGACCGAGGCGCAGATCATGGCGCAGTCGCTCGCCAACCGGGTGGCCGAGCGCCAGGATGCGATCGAGGACATGGTGTCCGAGATGGCCGAGGCGGCGCTGCAGATCATGTTGCAGAAGTTCACCCTGATCGAGGTGCGCGAGATCGTCGGCGAGGGCGCAGAGTGGCCCGAGCGCGCCGACCCCGAGATCTGGCACCAGATCCGCGTCAAGGTCCGCGCCGGCTCTTCCGGCAAGCCCAACCAGGCGAAAGAGCGCGAGGACTGGGCGGCGATCATGCCGGCGCTCAAGGAGGGCATGGGGCAGGTCGCCGAGCTGCGTGTGGCTGGCCAGCCCGACATGGCGAACGCCCAGATCGAGCTCCTGAAGGAGACGCTGCGACGCTTCGACGAGAGACTCGACATTGATCGCTTCATCCCGCGCCAGGCAGGCCAGGGTGGCGAGCAGGACACCGCCCAGCTGATGCAGCAACTGCAGGAGATGCAGGCGCAGATGGCGCAGCTGCAGGAGGCCTACCAGCAGTGTCAGGCCGATCTCGAGAGGGCCAAGATGCAGGAGCAGGCGAAGCTCGCCGAGATCGAGAACAAGCGTGCCGCTGACGAAGCGAAGGCGGCAGCCGATGCAGAAATCCAGATGAGGTCGATGCTGATCAAAGCGGCCGTCGATCTCATCTCGCGCCTGGGAGTGGTGCCCGGGACGCATGGTGTTCCTGGTGCGATGGGCGAGCTGATCGATGGCGCGTCCCTTGTGATCCAGAACGTCGTCGACGGCAAGACCGCGCTCAACGCCGGCGGACGACCGAAACCTGAGCCGAGCGCGGAAAACAGGGGGCAGTGATGCCGTGGTGGATGAGGTTCTACGTTCAAAAGCCGATCGAGGGAGACGGGCATGACGCGGGCTCGAGTGGTGTGGGCAATGGTAGCGATGGCGATCTCGGCGATGGTGATGCTGGCAGTGGCAGCGGAGATCAAGGAGGCGATGCCGCTGCAGGCGATCGTGCTGGTGGTGCTGGCGGTGCTGACGATCGTGGTGCTGGTGGTGACGGCAGCGATGCAAAGAAGCCCGTCGACCCAGCCGATGGAATGCGAGCCGCCATCGAGGAGGGACTCGCTCGAGCGAGTGACGCTGAGCCTGGAGCAACTGGAGGTAGTGATAAAAGCGGCAGTAAGGCAGCAGCTGCAGGAACTGGCGAAGGAAAGGCTGCCGACGGAAAACCTGCCAACGGCGACGCGCCGGATGGCAAGGCGCCTGAACCGTTGGGAGAAACGAAGTCGGCCAAAGCCGACGACTTTCAGCTAACCGCCGAGGACAAGCGGAATCTCTCGCCCCGCGCGATCGGCCGCTTCCACGAGCTCCACAAGCACGCCAAGGCGGTCGAGTCTCGCGTCGAGGAGCTCTCCCAGGTCAACACGCAACTGAGCCAGGCTCGCGAATCGATCATCGGGGTGCTCAAGCAGACGCACACCACGGAGGACGATCTCGCGCATCTGCTCGACTTCAACTACCAGTTCAAGAGCGGGAATGTCGACGCCGCGCTCGAGTGGCTGGACTCCCGGCGTGCCGTGCTGCTCAAGCAGGCGGGGCGCGAGGCACCTGGCTACGATCCGCTCGCCGAGCACCAAGACTTGCAGCAGCAGGTTGAGGACGGTGACATGTCCCGGGCGGCCGCGCTCGAGGTCGTCAAGGCACGATCGCTCGCTGCCAGGCACGAGGCGCAGGACCGTGCGGCGCGCGAGCAGCAGGAGCGCGAGCAGGCGTACCACCAGGAAAGGGAGCAGGGGCTCGAGGACATCGCGAAGTGGAACCGGAAGATGCATGCCGATGACCCGCAATTCTCGCAGAAGGCCGATATACTCGCGGGACGGATGAAGGACATCGTCACCCGTTTTCAGCCGAAGGACTGGGTGGCCGCGATCCAGATGGCGTATGACACCATCCAGATCCCAGCGGGCACTCGACAGCCAACGGCGCCAAAGAATGACGGCGGGCTTCGTCCCAGAGGTGGAATGCGACCCGGCCCAGCCGCGCCAGGTTCCATGCTCGAGGCCATCTCACGAGGCCTTGGCAGCACCCAGTAAGTCGCCAGTAAGCGGGATCGGCTCCGCGGCGTAAACGGGTTCGCCTCCGTGGTGTACGGCACCTCACCAGTGCATGGACTCTCACCACGACCACGGAGGCTCTCATGCCATTCACCTCTCAAGAGGTGGCCGACGCCGGAAAAATCGGCCTCGACTACTACCTGCGCAACAACCCGATCGACCAGGTCAAGACCGAAGATCCCCTCTTCAACGCACTGAGCTCGCGCAAGAAGAGCGCACCCGGTGCCAAGCAGTTCATCGTCGAGCAGCTTCGCGCTCGCTACCAGAGCAATTTCCAGTGGTTCAACGGGGCGCAGATCGTCACGTTCAACCGCCGGCAGACCATCGAACAGGCCAACTACGCCTGGCGCTCCGCGCACGACGGCTTCGCCCTGGACGAGGATCGCCTGCTGCAGAACGGCATCAGCGTCACCGACGACAACGCCCAGCGCGGCAACGCTTCCGCCGACGAGATGGTGTCGTTGACCAACCTCATCGAAGAGCAGTCGACCGCGCTTCGCGAGGGCTTCCTCGACGCATTCTGTCGCGCCATCCACCTGGACGGCACGCAGTCGCCCGACGCCATCACCGGGGTCGACGCGTTGGTGTCGACCACGCCCACGACCGGCATCGTCGGTGGCATCAACCGCGCCACGTCCGGCAACGAGTACTGGCGCAACTACGGCGTCACGGGCCTGACCGTCACCACGACCACGGGCAACGTGCTCGACACGATGGAGATCGGCTGGCGCTACAACATCCGCAACGGTGGGCGCCCGGCGTTCATCGAGGCCGGCGGTGACTTTATCGACGGCCTGCGTGGCTTCATGCTGCGCACCTACGGCGCCGGCGGCGGCATGTCGTACAGCAACGCCCCGTTCGCCAAGTCGATCGACATGGGCACCGAGTCGATGTCGTTCCACGGTGTTCCGATCGTCTGGAACCCGAAGTTCGACGACCTGCAGGCTCTCACGGGGGCGGCGACGTCGTGGTTGAAGCGTGCCTACATGCTCAACCTGAACTTCCTGAAGCTGCGTCCGCTCAACGGCCAGGACATGATCACCCGCAAGCCGCCGCGGGCTTATGACCGCTACGAGTGGTACTGGGGTCTGACGTGGCGCGGTGCCGTGACCATGGGTCGCGCGAACGCGCAGTCGGTCTTCGCCATCGCCTAACGGCGACACCCCGGGGGCGCATGCCCCCGGGATCTCAGGAGACAGCGCCATGCACGTAGTTCACATCCGCAAGTACGGCGACCTCATCCCGGTCCAGCTCCGCGAGAGCGATCAGGAGGCACACCTGGAAGCGCTGGCACAGACGCACGGCGAAGCGGCGATCGTCCTCGAGGACGGCCGGACGCTGGCCGAGGTGCGGCAGCCCGAGCGCGATCGGGCAGAGCAGGAGGCGGCAGAAGCGGCAGAGGCAGAGCGGGTCCGCCTCGAGGCCAAGGAAGTAGCGAAGATCCAGCCGCAAAGTGGTGACGTCGTTGATCCGGCGCCCTCGGGCGACCAGGGGATTGGCGAAACCACTCCCGAAAGTGGCGAGCCGAAGTCGGAGGTCACGATCAAGAGAGCTGCGAAGAAGGCCGCGAAGAAAGGTGGTGCCTAATGGACATCGGGGTGCATGGGCCTAGCGGCGGATCTATGGCGGTTAAGGGTACGAACGGATCCGTTCATGTTCGGGTTACCGACGGCGACGTCGGCCTTGAGGCTGCCTACTTTTCTTGGTTGTTCGGTGACGACGCCTCCACTGTGACGGTTGCCGCGAGTGCTTCTTCTGATTCACCGTGGATCGACATGCGCAAGCTTAGACGCGCCGAGGGCACGGCCCACGTCATCATCACTGGCACCGGCACCGCCAGGCTCACTGTGTTTGGCTCACGTGATGGCATTAACAACCTGCACAGTCTCGGGGACCGCATCACAGGTATGGTCGTAGGGACAAGCTCGTACATCCTCAAGCTCGACGATGCCGCAATGGCGTACTTCCCGTTTTTGATGTTTCGAATCACAGAGACGGGCGGTGTCAATCCCGTGACGGTAAGGGCGTACGTCGTGGCTCGGGGTGGCTAACATGACGCGCAAAGTGTTGTTGTGCCAACCCACGTCGTACTATCAGGGGGCAGCGTGGACCGGAGACAATCGATTCGCCACGCAGTATATGAAGACGTTTCTTTCCAGTCTTGGTTACGTGGTGGAAGAACGCCCGCTTGAGGACACATCGACATTCGCGGACTCCTTGCCAGCAGGGGCGTATGAATTTGTCGTATTCCCGCATCTGCGCGGATCGGGCTGGACCACGTGGACGAGCGGGGCGGGCAAGCCGGTATCCAGGTTTGTCAAAGGGCAAACTCCTATCCCTGTGTTCGCGTTGGGCGTAGACCAGAATGCGAATGCCCTCATGCTGGCCAACGTCGGTGCGGGGGCAATAGTGGATTCGGCCGTAGCTCGCAAAACCCGCTGGCGCGATTGCGATTGGTACACGGTTACAGCCTCGTTTGCTGTCACTGTGCAGGCACACATGACGCAATACCGGGTGCTTCAGACTGACGCCACAGGGGCTAATCCTGTGGCTTGGCGCTACCGTGGGGAAAATGGTTGGGTGTACGTGCAGGGGAGTCAGCAGTACCAAGGCTTGTACCACGGGCTGCCCCTGCTGTTGGTGGAGGCTATCGAAGCAGGGCACATCGCGCCGCCGCCTCGAAAAATACAGGTGGTGATAGATCTGGATGACATGCCAGATGCTTCGGTTTCGTTGACGAGCGCGAGAATCGCGGACTGCGAGCGGGTATACGCTGCGCAGCAGAGGATGCGTATGCCGAGCACGTGGGGGTTGCAACCCAACTATCTGGGCAACCGGATCGGGGCAGACATTCGGTCGTTCATCCGCGACAGAACCGTCGACAGAGGCGGGCTGTTGTATCCAATTGTCCACTCTGGTCTGTGGTTTTGGAAAGATGGGACCAAAGCCACCAAAGACTCAACCTTCAAGGCCGACATTGCCACAGCTGTTGCGAACGGTTATCGGGTAGGGTGGACGCCGGAAATGCTCGATCAGTGGGGTTACTTCTACGCCAACAATAACGCTTACGATCAGGAGACGTTTGAATTAGCTTCCCCTGAGACGGCGATTTGGTGCGACCCAAATAACACGGTTCCAAAGCCGGGGTATGGCTGGATGGTGGCGAGGCTAGATCAGTTCGGCGGCAACAATTCTGAGGGTTACGGTGTGCCGCGAATCAGCACGATCGGCCAGAGAGCCAATGTGCGAGGCATACGATTTATCGGCTCACACACTAGTATGAGCAGTGCTCAGGTCAGCCTGGACTTTGACGACGGCAGCACGGGGTCGGCGGTAGCGGCAAACCATTGGGCGCGGGTGTTCTGTGAGGCCGGTGTCCGAAGGTGCGCCGTCTACATTCACGGGTCCAACTGTTGGGACGGCCACGATGGCGGCAACGCGCCTGGCACGAGATGGTTGGAGTCACTGGCTGACCTGTATCAGGCCGGGATGCATATGGTGGTTGAGTATGTCCACGGCGCTGCGTTGGTGGGATCGCCTGCGTAACCGCCGCCAAGCCCGTCGGCGGCCCCTTCTTGAGGCGGGCATACAGGGAAAACGACGATGACCTACCGAGTATTCGTGAACGTGAACCGCGGCATCATGGACAGCACTTCTGTGTGCGTGTTTCCGTGGGAGGTACCGCTCCTCGAGGAGATCCACGGGGAGTCGACTCAGTTGACCACGCCCGAGGCGATGGCCGAGATCAAGGGGGCCTCCGCGGTCAAGCCGCTGAAGTTCCCCTACAACCCCGAGGCGGATCCGCTCATGCCGCTCAAGGACGCGCTCATCAAGCAGTTGATGGTCGCCTCGGAAGATGACCCGTTCCATGACCTGGGCGGCGAGTACGATCGCCTGGTGAACCTGTACGGCATGGACAAAGAGCTCCCGATGCCGGTCGTGAAGAAGGTCTACGGCTCGCCGCAGCAGTTCGCGCAGGCCGTGCGCCAGTACCGCAAGGGCAGCCTGCCGCCGGCCAACATCGACGCCCTCATCCACGGGATGGCCGATGACAGCCCCGACGAGGAGCTCGAGGACGACCTCGAGGACATGGCGCCGGCCGACATGACGGTCGTGCAGCTTCGCAAGCGCCTGCGGGACATGGGCGTCAAGGTGCCCGAGCGCGCAACCAAGGACGCACTGGTCGACCTGGTGGTCGATCAGATGGCAGAGGCGTAAGCCATGACCCAGTGGGCAACCCTCGGAGAGAAGCGCGCAGAGCTGCTGGCTCGGCTCGGCTTCGCTGCGACCGGCGCGTCCGCTGGGGTCGTGCGCGCCAACGTCGACTCGATCCTGCGCACCGCCCAGAAGCAGCTCTACGAGGCCAGCGACTGGGCGAAGCTGCGTAAGTACAGCACCGTGGAGATCGGCGTCAACCAGTACCTGGTCGACTACCCCGACGACGCCAACCCAGAGCGCATCAAGGCGATCTCGGTCGACACGACCGGCAACGACGACTGGAGCGACCCGCTGCCCAAGGGCATCTCGGCGCGGATGTACAGCACCCAAGACAATGCGTCCTGGCCCCAGCGCTGGGCGCCCTACGAGCAGATCGAGCTCTGGCCGAAAAACAATGCCATCCGCAACATCCGCGTCTTCTACATCAAGGCGCTCGGCCGGCTTGAGCAGGACGACGATCGCTTCACGGTCGACAGCGATCTCGTCTTCATCCTGGCCCTGGCGACGGCCAAGGCGCACTACCGGCAGCCGGATGCGAACCTGCACCTGTCGAGCGCCGAGAGCCTGCTGACTCGGCTCAAGGCGCAGGCCCGGGTGAAGACCAAGTTCTCGCCCTACGACTACCTTGAGGAGAGCGCTCTCTCCAAGCCGGTGGTGATCTGATGCCGACGATCGTCTGGGACAACTTCGGGGGCGGACTGGATCGCAGGCGCAAGCAGCACTCGCCGATCGCCAACGCGCTCTGGGCGCTCGTCAACTGCTACGTCACCACGGGTCGGTCGATCAAGAAGCGCCCGTGTCTGGCGATTGTGGCGGGCCTCGAGGCTGGCACCAAAGGGATGCGCGCGGCGGGCGGTCAGCTCAACACGTTCTTCTCGGCCGACGGGGCTGCGATCTCGCACGCCAACCCGTTGTTCCGGGCCAGGCGTGCCCGCAACCAAGGGACCGTCTCCGCAGTGGCGAAGGTCCACTACGCCGAGTTGTTCAACGGATTCCTCTATGCCGCCATCGAGTATGCAAGCGGGGCTGTCGAGCACCACTACTTTGATGACCCGGGAGCGTGGTCGGCTGCGAACGCCGTGCCGCTCAACGAGTACCGGCGACCGACCGTTGAGAACGGATTCCGCTACCAGGCGACGTCGATCTCTGGCACGGGCACGACGGGCGGCGCGCAGCCTGTGTGGCCGACGACTCTTGGCGCGACCGTGGTGGACAATGCCGGCCCCAATCAAATCACGTGGACATGCCGATCGTTCCGGGTGACCGATCCCAACTGCCCGCACGGCAAGCACGTGCGCAAGATCGGGCAGAAGCTCTACAGCAACTCTGGGCGCAACGTGCGCTTCTGCGCGGTCACCGCTGCGCGCGACTGGACGACCGCAAGCGACGCCGGGACGATCTCGTCGGACAGCCACGCATCAGGCTCGGACACGGTCACAGGCCTCGGGCAGTTCGGCGCTGATCTGGCGATTTTCTATAGCGACTCGACGCAGATCTGGTCTGTCGCAAGTAACCCGGATGCCAACGCGCTCAAGGGCACTGCCGACCAGATTGGAACCCTGCACGGCGGAACGCCGATCTCGTTCGCCGGCGACTTGCTGTTCCTCGCGCAGGAGGGCTTCAGGACGATCTCGATCGCCGTGCTGACGAACAACCTGCAAGAGTCTGATAGCGGCACGCCGATCGACGCTTTCCGCTCTGAGATCGCGGACAGCGACAGCCCTGTGTCGGTTTACTTCCCGCGGCTCGGCCAGGTCTGGTGCGTCAACGGCAGCCGCGCCTATGTGCTTTCGTACAGTCGCACGGCCAAGCTCTCGGCCTGGGCAATCTTCGACTTCCCCTTCGATGTGACGGTGCTCACAGTGCTGGACACCACGCTCTACTGCAGGCACGGAGACAACGTCTACGAGGTTTCCCTGTCTGCCACCAATGACGATGGGGTGGCCCCGCGCTGCAGCGCAGAGATGTTCTTTCTGGACAACAAGACGCCCGGCCTGCTGAAGCAGTTCGTTGGCTTCGATGTCGCCGGCGTAGGGGGCTACGAGGTCGGCTTCAAGTACGACACGCGCGACCCGGCGAGGCAGACCGACGGCGTGCCGGTGTCTGGGGACAGCCGCTCGGACGGCATGCATCCGATGGAGATCGCGGCGGTGTCGGTCGCGCCAGTGATCACGCACGAGGCCGACGAGGATTTCGAGCTGTCCTCGCTTCAGACCTACTACGAGGTGCTGGGGCCGCTATGACGATGGGAGAGTGCTATGGCTGGGCGTAGGCGCTTCGGGAAGGCGACGCAGGATGCGCGCGGCAACTGGTGGGGCGAGGGCGAGGGCGAGCGCGTCGCTGTCTCCGGTCCTCGTGAGGACTTGGAGGGCGGGGGCACCTATTACTCGCCCTACGACTCCGGTGACATCGAGGCGATGGCGCGCGGCGGGCTGCAGGAGGCGCTGCTCGGTTCCGATGCCTTTCGCTGGCAGCCGGGCGCCAAGATCTCCGCGGAGGAGTTCGCGCCGTTCTTCGGCCGCCTTGCCGACCCCAGGTTCACGCAGGGCGTCGAGGGTATGACGGCGGACTCGTACCTGAACGACCCGCGGGCAGCGGTCCGCCGCGAGAACGGTGAGCTGGTCTACCGGCCCGACCTTATGCAGGGCGACTTCGATGCCAAGGCGACCCGCAAGCGCGGGTGGCGGCAAACGCTCAAGGAGTTCCTGACCTCGCCCGCCATTGGGGTAATGATGCCTGCAATCACGGGCGGCATCTCGTCGCTCAGTGGCGCGGGCGCTGCGACGATGGGATCAAGCGCGTTCCCGACGTTCATGGGCGAAGCAGCAGGCGCGGCTGGTGGCGCAGGGGCGGCCGGCGCAGCGAGTGCCGGCGTCAACGCGCTGAACAGTTTCGATACCGGCGCCATGGGGAAGATCTGGGGGGTCAATGCGCCGGCAGCGACCGGCGGTCTGGGTGGCGTGGCGAATATCGCCTCGACGCTGAAGTCGAGCCTGGGCGACCTGACGACCGGATCGAAGGTCGCAGACGGGTTGATCGCATCGGCAGCGCTCGGCGCGCTGACGGGCGCAGGCGGCGGCGCGAGCGGCGGCGACTTGAGTGGGGTGCAGTTCGCATCCTCCGAGGAGGCGAGCAAGGCCGCCCTTCGGGCACAGGTCAACGCGCTCTTCGACTCCGACGCTGCGAAGGCGCAGTTCGCCGCCGAGGACGAGCAGCTAGGCGGGGCGCTGCGCGGGTACTACACCGACGAGCTCGGTCGCAAGTACGAAGATGCGACGCGTGCGGTGAAGTTCAGGGCGGCCGACACGGGCAACCTCGGCACGCCGTACGCCGACAAGCTGAACCGGCTCGACTTCGACAAGCAGACGGGGGCGACACGCATCGACGATGCAGTTCGCTCGGCGCTCGCCGGCCTGCGATCGCAGCGCGAGGGCAGTCGCGGCAATGCCTTGAGCATGATTGCCAGCGGCGGGGGCGCGGAGTCTGTCAACGCGACCAGTGCGGCCCTGCGCAACTCGTTGTCGATGGCGAACTCCGGGGCGAAGCAGCAGCTCTTCGGTGACCTGCTCTCGGATGCGGCGGTGAACAAGCAGGTCTTCGACGCGAAGAACAAGGACAACAACATGCTCGCGGCGCTGAAGGGTCGGACGAGCGCCTTCTACAATCCGGTGCGTGGCGGCAGCGGCACGGTCATCAACTACTAAGGGGTGATCGATGGACCTATTTACTATCGCGGCGGCCATTGCCAGCGCAGGCCTGAAGCGTTCGGCGCAGCGGGGCGTCGAGAAAAAGCAGCAGCAGATCGCCGAGCAGATGCGTCAGTACAAGCTGGGGCGCGCCGCCGAGCAGGAGGCCGCCACGCGCGGCTACATGGACACGATCACGCCCGAGGCGCGAGCGGCGCAGATGCAGCGCAACCAGGGCGACGTTCGCCAGTCGATCGAGCAGACCGTCGCTGAGGCCGTCAAGGCGCCGCCGCTCGATACAGGCGGGCGCCCGTCGGACGGGTTCTCGCAAGCCAGAGAGACGGGCCGGGCAGCCAATGCCGAGGCGATCAAGCGCGCCATCGAGCAGCTGGCGATTGGTGCATCGACCGAGCGCATGGCGACCGATGACGACCTGCGGCTGCGGCGCGCGGCCACCGAGCTGGGTGCGGCGGGCACGGCCTCTCGCAACGTGGGCGATCAGTACATGGCGGCGATCCAGACAGTGCGCCCCAACAGTGCCAAGGCATTGCTGGGCGATCTGACCGGCGCGCTGGCGACGATGGGATTCGCGCAGGGCGCTCGAGGCGGCGTGCCGCGGCCACCCGCCGGCACTCCCGCGCCTGGGGCAACCGGGACCGGCGGCCTGGGCCTGAAGATGCCGACCCGCCCGGCCGGACTGAGACTGTAAGGGAGGCGACATGCCAGAGTTCAAGATCCGCCGGCCGGCTTCGATCACCGACTCGCTGCGCACACTGCTGACGAGCTCGTCGGGGTTGACCGCTGCGGACCACGCGGCCGTCGAGTCGCATTCCGCGCAGGTCGGGCAGCGGCTCGCACTGGCGGACAAGGCACGCGAGGAGGTGGCGGCGCTGCACGCCGAGCGAGCATTCCGCGAGGATCCCGAGAACGCGCTCACCTACGCCGCGATGAACTCGGGGCTCACGCTGCCGATCGCACGGCAGGCACGCGACTACATGCTGGGGGTCGATGGGGTGGAGCGCCCAGAGCTCACGCCCGATCAAGACCGGCTCTTGCGCGTAGCGCTCGGAGCGGTCCATGGCAATCGCCTGGCCACGGGCAAGACGAACGCCCAGCAGATGGCAGGGGCAGGCAGCCAGAACCTCGACACCATGCTGGTGAGCCGGGCGGCCGACCTTACCAAGGCCAGCGACCAGGCCCCCGTGCTCGCGGCGGCTGGACGCAAGGTGCGCGAGCCGTTCAGTAGCCCGAATGCGCAGGGCCTCGCGATCAACCAGGAGTCGGGCGAGGGCGCCATCATCAACGAGGCGCTCTACAGGGCGGCCCTCGATGCGGTCAAGGCCGAGGGATTCCAACGTCGTTCTGCCGGCAACGCCAGCAACGCATCCGCAGGCGAGAGGGACGCGCGCAGGCGCCTCACCAACCGCGAGATCGACGTCGACTTGCCGGGCGCGAGGGCCGAGGCGGCGAGAGCGTCCACGCGTCAGCGCGAGGTGAATGCCGATGCCAAGGAGGCCGAGGCCAACGAGGATCGCGCGGTGCGCCAGCAGACCGAGGCACGCGATCGATTCCGCAAAGACCCGCAGATGAAGGGCAACCGGGTCGGCGTGTGGGTGCCAGGGAAGGGATTCGAGGTCCGCTCCAAGGACGGCAAACTGATCGGCTACTACGACTGACATGGCATTCAAACCTCTCGAAGCAGTAGACGCCGCTGTCGACGACACGCCCAAGCGCGGGTTCAAGCCGCTGGAGGCGGCAGAAGCAGAGCCCACCAAGGCCTCGAGCGAGACTTCGTTCGTCGATCGCTTCCGCCGGGTCGTGACCGATCTGCGCGATGCGGTGAAGCGCAACGTCCCGCAGGTCGCATCCGATGCGATCTCCAAGCTGCCCGTCACGCCGCTCACCACGCCCGTCGTCACCGAGGCGGCCAGGCGCGCACTGGGTCTGCCGGCACCGACAAGCCGCGGTCTGTTCGATAACGTCGTCGGGGCGACCAGCACCGCCAGCAACCAGAGCGTGATGAAGGGCATGGGCGGCACCCCTGTGTCTCCGAGCCTGCCGGCCATCGGGCCGGAATCGACCATGGCGCCAGGCGTGACACTCAGTCCCGAGGAGTATGCCCGGCGCAGTGCGTTGATCGAGGCCCGGGTGCCGCGTGGTCAGATCGGCGACCCCAGGCAGCCCAAGACCATGCCAGGCGTGATTGCCAGCGCCGCCCGCCAGGCCGTGGGTGGTGTCGACAACCCGGCGTTCGCTCCGATCGTACGCGGCGTCGTCGGCGCGGCAGATCAGCTCTACTCGCAGAGCGAAGGTGTGGCGCGCGGCATCTCGGATGTCGTCGGGGCAGACACAGCTTCTGACTACTTCGCTCAGTCGCGCATCGAGCGCGAGGCGGCCGCCGGCAACGTCCAGCAACTCGCCGGCGTGGGCAAGTTCGTCGAGGATGCCATCGCCACGATCGGCGCCAACGCTCCGTTCTACTGGATGGCCATGGGGCCGCTGAAGAACGCCGTCACACCGACGCAGGTCGCCACGCTCATGCAGTCGTTCGCGGTGACGAAGGCCCCGACGCTTGCGATGGCGATGGGTGCTGGTGGCGCACGCTACAACGACCCGTCGCTGGCGAACCTGTCCCAAGGGGAGCGCGCCCAGATCGCTGCGGTCGACGCCTTCTGGGAGTTCCTGGGCGAGCAGATCGGTTTCGGCGAGACGATCAAGGCCTTGAAGACTGCCGGCATGAGCGGCGAGGCGCTCACCCAGCGGGTGAAGGCGATGGCCGCCGAGTCGCTGGGGGAGAGCGTCACCCAGCTCGGCCAGATCGAGAACAACCTCGTGTCGGGGCTCGCCCCCAATATGACGCCCAAGCAGATGCTCGAGCAGGTCGCGCATGCGGCCGCCATGGGCGCGATCGTCTCTGGCAGCATGCAGGCCGGCGCGGCTGCGCGCAGTGGGCTGATGAACCGTTTCGGCCGCGACCCGGGCACGCTCGACCCGTCCACGATGAGCGACGCGGACAACATCACCGCGCTCGCTCGCCAACTCCTCAGTGATTCTGAGACGTTCGACCCGGGCATCACCTCCGCAGGGATGCGTCCGGTTCCACAGGTTCGCCCGGGGTCTGTCCCCCGTCCGCCTTATCTCCCTGGGGCGGAAGGGTCACCACCAGTACTCCCGGGCGACCTCCTGAGTCCAGAGGAGCGGATCCTCGCCAGCGTGCGCGAGACGCTCGACAGCATCCAGCCCTCCGAGCAGGACGCGCCGCTGCCGACGATCGACAGCCAGTTCCTGCCCGACCAGGGGATCCCGATGGTCGTGCGTGGCCGCGATCGGGGCAAGTACGCCAAGGAGCGCACCGAGTCCGCCGCCCCGGTGGCATTGCTGCCGGCGCCCTCGGATGTCGCCTCGAGCCCCGAGCAGCAGATCCGCCCGTCGGAGGTGATCCAGGGTCGCGACGAACGCGACCGCACGCCCAGCCAGGTGCCGCCTGGCGAGCTCGGCGACACCGACGGCGGGGCCATCCTCGCGGCCGTGCGCCGGATCATCGGCCAGCAGGAACCGGCGAGGGACGTCACGCCGCCCCAACCGCAGGAACCGCAGGGCACGGAGTACACCGTTCGGCCTACGGAGCGGGCCGCCAGCGAGCCCGTTGGGGATCGGACGAGCCTCGGGCCATCCGAGGACATGGCGCGCGTGCTACGCGCCGCACAGACGCCCGCGTTCGCACGCACTGCCGAGGACATCTCGATCCTGCGCCGCTACCCGGATCTCGCCGAGGCAGCGGGCACGCCCGGATTCCAGCGTACTGCCGAGCAGACGGCGCTCGTGCAGCGGGCGCGACGGGATGCGCAGGCCGGGGAGCAGGCAGCACAAGAAGATCGGTCGGTCGACGACAAAACGCCGAAGCGATACGTGATCGCCGAGCGTCGAACGGCAAAGCGGGGTTTGGCAGGGGTGTCTGCCGGCACCTTCACTTACGAACCGGATCTTCGGTTGGGCGTTTACAGCACCCGCACCGAAGCTAAGGCGGCATTCATGCGGAAGATGGACCCATCGCTGGCGAACGCGCCCGATGAGTTTGCTGCCCAACACTTCGATCGCGCATCGCGCAACGAGGGCCACTTCAAGGTTTTGCCGCACACTGAGGCCGCTATCTCGCTCGCCCGATCCCAGGGGATCACGCAGGCCCAAATCGACGCAGCAGTCGAGCGCGCTCGATCCGACATTTCGTCCCGCCGACGCGCAGGACGAGGCGGACGAGAGTCTGTCGTCCTTCCTGACGAGGGTGGGGCGCGGGCTCGAGAAGATTCCGGGAGCTCCCAAGCAGCAGTCGAAAGCGGCGGACGACAAGCCGTCGCAGAGCCTGCTGCCGCCGAAGCTGCCGAAGATTCCCCGCCGCGGCTAGACCGCAGCTTCGACGACCGGACGCCGGCTAAGGCCAGCGTCCGCACCGCCGGTGGGGCCGAGCTCGCGTTCAAGTCGCAACGCAACCGCGAGGACGTCAAGCGGCTGATGCCGAGCGAGAAGCTGGCGGTCGAGCGGGCGATTGCCGATCTCGGGCCTACGCTGGCGCCGCCGGACGTGATCGCCGGGCTGACGTTCGCGTCCCGCGATGCAAGTGCCAACGGCTCCTACTTCCCCGACCAGAACGTCGTCACGCTTTCGCTGGATCGGCTGGCGATGCTGCGCTCTGCCGATCCGACAATCCGCGACGAGGCGCTGCACACCCTCGCGCACGAGATCGCTCACGCGATCGACTTCGCCGCCTCGGGCGAGCGCGATGCCGTATCGATGAGCAGTCCGCGGCTGTCGACGGGATTCACCGACACCGACGCGGGCGACCTCTTCGACGAGGCCTGGTACGCCTGGACCAATGCCGAGGTGGACTCGGACTTGGGCCGCATCCTGTCCTACCCGCTGCGGTCCCTCGCCGCCGGCGCCACCGGTGAGAAGGTCGCGCAGCTCGAGCTGTTCGCTCAAGTGAGCGCCCTCTACAATGTCAACCCTGAGCTGGTCCGCACGGCGATGCCGAAGTGGGCCGCGACCCTGGAGCAGATCTATGGCGACCCGACGACGGGCGAAGGTGCCCCACAGTCCGCTGACGAAGTCCATCAGCGCCTACGTGAAGCGCTTTCGGAGCAAGGTGCCAGCGCACGCGCTCAAGAACGCCAGCCAGTCTCGCAAGGGGCCGATCGAGCTGCAAACCAGACTGGACCGGGCGCTCCAAGAGGGCCGCCCCGACCCGGAGTGGGAGCAGCACCTCAAGCAGGTACGCAGCCTGCCGGACAGCGACCTGTCGGTGGACGACCGACTGGACCGCGAGCCGCTGCCGCCCCAACCTACGGACTGAACGAGCCGGCGCTCGTCGATCGTCTGCTGCGCGAGTGGCAGGACCGGTTCATCGACGTCAAGCGGGTGCGCGAGTGGCAGGACCGGTTCATCGACGTCAAGCGGGTGCGCGACGAGATGAAGCGCGCCGCTGGCCTCATCACCGAGGGCAATGACGCCTACCTGGCCGAGGAGCTCTACCACGGGCGCGTGAGCGCTCGGGTGAACAAGGCGGCACGCACACACATCGAGCCTCTGCTCGAGGCGATGCGCGACGCCAAGGTGAGCGCAGAGGATCTCGGCAAGTACCTCTGGGCGCGCCACGCCCCCGAGCGCAACAAGCAGATGGCGAAGATCAACCCGGGCGCGCCGGGCAATCTCTCGGGCCTGTACGACGACGCGGCCGCGGCTGCGCGCGACGGCAACCCGGGTGCGGCCAATGCCGCCGACATCATCGCCGGGTTCCGCCGGGCGGGGCGCATGACCGATCTGAACCGGCTCGCCGGCATGGTCGACGGGATCACCGCCGCGACCCGGCAGATCCTCGTCAGTGAAGGCCTCGAGTCGCAGGCCACGATCAACGCATGGGGCGGCGCCTACCAGAACTACGTGCCGCTGTTCCGCGACATCGACACGCCCTCCGCTGGGCAGGGGTTCAAGGTGTCCGGCAAGGAGTCGAAGCGCGCCCTGGGCTCGCAGAAGGAGGCCATCGCCATCCTGGCGGCAGTGATCTCGCAGCATGAGCGGGCGATCATTCGCGCCGAGCGGGCGACGGTCGGGCGGGCGCTCATCAAGATGGTCGAGGACAACCCCAACCCCGACTTCTGGCGGCTCGACACGCCCCCGACCAAGCGCACCGTCAACCCGACGACGGGCCTGGTGCAGACCGGCATCGACCCCATGTGGCGCCAGCGCGATGACGTCTTCATCGTCAAGGACAAGGGCGCCAACGGCGAGATCGTCGAGCGGGTGATCACCTTCAACCCGTCGAACGAGCGGGCGATGGCGATTGCCAGCGCCATGAACAACCTCGGCGTCGTCCAGCTGGGCGCTGTTACCAAGGTCGTCGGGCGGATCACTCGAGTCATGGCCAACCTGGTCACGACCTACAACCCGCAGTTCTGGGTAACCAACTTCGCTCGCGACGTGCAGACCGCGGCCGTCAACTTGCAGGACACCGAGCTCAAGGGCAGGGCGCCGCAGGTCATCGCCAACATCCCGCGGGCCATGCGCGGCGTCTTGAACGCCGAGAAGGGCGACGGCACCTCGACCTGGGCGCAGACCTACCGCGAGTTCCAAGACAGCGGCGGCCAGACCGGCTGGATGCAGATGTGGGACACGCTGCTCGACCGGCAGGCAGAGATCGGCAAGCTGCTCGAGCGCGCCAAGCGCAGCCGGCTCGACCCGCGCGAGATGGGCCACAAGGCGCTCGAGTACGTCGAGCTCGCCAACAACTCCATCGAGAACGCGATCCGCCTGTCGGCGTTCGCCGAGGCGCGCAAGATGGGGCTCTCGCCCAAGCGGGCCGCCTCGATCGCCAAGAACATGACGGTCAACTTCAACCGCAAGGGCAACCGCAGCGTCGCGGCCAATGCCTGGTACATGTTCTTCAACGCCAGCGTGCAGGGCACCGCGCGCCTGGTGCAGGCCGTCGCCACGTCTCGCCGTGCCCGTATGTACGCCGGCATGATGGTCGCATTCGCCGCGGCCCTCGAGCTCGTCAATCGCATGCTCGGCGACGACGACCGGGACGAGGACGGGAACCTGCGCTACGAGCTCATCCCCGAGCATGTGCGTCAGAGGAACATGATCTTCATGATGCGCGACGGGAAGCACATCCAGATCCCGCTGCCGTACGGCTTCAACGTCTTCCACAACGCCGGCCGACTGATGACCGAGGCGATCCTTACTGCCAGCGGCAGCGGCCTGGTGCAGGAGCGCAAGAAGCCGATCGACTTCGCTTGGTCGTTTACTCAGACCGCGCTCGACAGCTTTGTGCCGCTCGGCCAGACCGCCACGCCGATGCAGTACGCGGCACCGACGATCGCCGACCCGTTCGTCCAGTTCACCGAGAACAAGACCTTCTTCGGCAGCCCGATGCGCCCCGAGCCGTTCCCGCAGAGCGGCCCGAAGCCCGACCACCAGCTGTACTTCCGCTCGACGAGCGACACGGCGAAGGATCTCACGCGCTGGCTGTCGGCCGCGACCGGCGGCACCGAGCGCGAGGGCGGTGCGATCGACATCTCGCCGACCACGATCGAGCACATCGTGAAGACCGCCACCGGCGGCGTCGGTCAGTTCGGGATGGTGATGCTCGACTTCTCCCGGCACACCGTCAACCGCGCGCTGGGCGAGGCCGAGCCGGAAGACTACCCGGCGCGCCGCGTGCCGTTCGTCGGCAAGTTCTACGGCCAAGTCGATGACCGCGACCTGGCGTCGAAGTACTACCGGTTGCGCGACGACGCCACCCGGGCGCTCAAGCTGCTCAAGGGCTACGAGCAGGACGGTGACATTGAGCGTGCCGAGAGGATCCGCGACGAGAAGGCGCCCCTGCTGGCGATGGCGCGCGAGATCTCAAGCCAGCAATATCGGCGTGAAATGAGCAACCTGTCGAAGAAAATACGAGCTGTCGACGAGCTGCCGCGCGAGGAGCGTGCGCAGGAGCGGCGGCTACTGCAGCGTGACGAGGCCACCCTCATGGCACGCGCTCTGCGCAAGTACAACGACGAGCTCGAGGAGCAGCAGCGATGAGTCAGCCCCCCGCCTACAACCCGACGACCGACTTCTCGCAGGAGGAGGCCGGCAGTACGTCCGGTCGCAGCACGGTGAACACGGCGAAGCTCGACGCTGAGTTCAGTGCGCTGCAAGCGACGATTGCTGCGCTGCTGGCGAACCTCGCGGTGATCCAGCGCGATGACGATGAGCTGCGCGACCAGGTCGTCAAGATGCACACGCTGCACCCAGACGTGCTCGCGTTGATGAACTCGACGTTCCGCCCGCGAGGCAACTGGGGCCCTGCGACGGTTTACGCCGCCCTAGATCTGGTCGCCCAGGGCGGGAACACTTACGTCTGCCTGGAGGGGCACACGGCCGGGGTGTTTGCCACCGACCTCGCAGCCAATCGCTGGATGGTCTTCTCGTTCAACGTCGCAGCGGATCCTGAGCTGTCGGCGCTCGCCGGCCTGGCGTCGGGCGCCAATCTGGCCCCGTACTTCACCGGCTCTGGCACGGCGGCGCTGATGACGGTCACGGCCTTCATCCGCACCGTGCTCGACGACGCCAGCGCAGGCGCCGCGAGGATCACGCTCGGGCTGCAAGAGGTCGGCGCGCAGAATGTGCTCATCAACGGCGCGTTCAACTTCATGCGCGACCCCACGGTCACCTCGCACAACCCGGTCGCCAGTGCTGTGAGCTACGTGTTCCAGCGCTGGTACTGCTTCCAGAACGGCGGCGTGACCGGCAACGTCACCGCGGCGCAGCAGTCGGGGCCAGGAGCGCCCTACCTGTCGTGCGCGCGGATCACGCGCAACGCCGGGGCGACAGTCGGCGATACCCGCTTCCGCACTGTGCTGCCGTCGAACGTATCGCGCCTGCTATCGGGGAAGGCAACCACGATTCGATTCTGGGCGCGATGCGGGTCTGGCTACTCGACGGCCGGCTCGACTCTGACGGTGTCGCTTACCACCGGCACCGCGGGGGACGAGAGCGCGACCGCTGTCGAGAGCGGGGCATGGACGGGCAGCGTCTCGGCTCTCAACACCAACGTCACCCTCACGACGGCCTGGCAGGAGTTCAGCCTCGTGAGCGCGGCGCTCAACGGCACGGCCATCCAAGTGGCGCTGGGCTTCCAGGCGTTGTGGACCGGGACCGCCGGGGCGAACGACCACTTTGAGGTCGCCGGCGTGCGGCTTGCCGCCAGCGGCGTCGCGGACATCCCTATCGTCGAGCCGCCCTGGGATGTGGACGAGGACCGCTGCCTGCAGTTCTTCGAGACGCTTGGCGATGGCGGGGTTGTCAACGCGCAGTTCGGCGCAGGCCGCATGACAGACACCGACACGGGCGCGTTCAACGTCCAGTATGAGCGCAAGCGCATTCGCCCAACCATCACCGTCAGCGCGGCCGCCCACTTCTTCTGCGCCACGCAGACCTCCAACGACGCCATGACGTCGCTGTCGGCGACCGTGGCCACGGTGCAGCGCGACAGGGCCGTTCTCAGTGGCGACATCGGTGCGGTGCGCACTGCCGGAGACGGGTGCCTGCTGTATGCGGCCAACGCCAACGCCAGGATCTACGTCAACGCGGAGTTCGCCTGATGCGCAACTACGTTGTGAACAGCCGGTATCGCCAGGCCCCTCCGGGCATCGTTCGCATCAAGGATGGCGGCGCCTGGATCGCCAACAAGTTCTGGGCGGGCTCTGGTGTTGGCGGCGAGTGCGAGGTCACTCGAGTGCCATTTGTTGTCGGGCAGACCGAGGTGCCCGGCAACCCCGAGTACTTCATGCGGATGCGCTGGACCGCCATGCCCACACAAGGGGAGACGCAGTACTTGCCGCAGTGCCGGTGGACCTGGCTCGAGCACCACATGTACAAATCGCGTGAGCTGGTCGGCTCGGATGTGAGCTACAGAGGCGCGCTGCGGGTAGCGTCCGGCGATCTGTACGTGGTGCCCATATTTTGGATCAATTACTCCACGGGCGATTACCAAATCATTGAATGCCCTGGCGTCTCTGTGGGCACGCACTGGACCCGCGTTGAGGGGAGCGTGCGACTGCCGCAGTTCCCCGTCGGCAAGGTGTTGGACACAGGGCACTACGTGGGATTCGGGTACGACTTCATCTACCCCACGGCCCCCACCATTGACGTGTCGCCGATCCAGATCTGGTCGCCACAGGCCGTCGTCGACGAAGAGCACTACTGGCTCGACAGCCAGGCCTCTTTGCAGCCATGAGGGAAAACAGCATGCGGAGCGAAATGAGCAAGTGGACCCTGAAGCGAGAGGTGAGTCTTGGGGACATCCTCGCGTTCCTGTCGGCAGCGCTGGCTGTCATCTACGCGTACACGACCCTGGACAAGCGGGTGTCCATGCTCGAGTCCGCCATCGTCCTGCAGAAAGACATCGACCGCCGGCAGGACGAAGAGCAGATCCGCGCGCAGGTCAGGATCGAGGAGGCACTGCGGACGCTGGCTCACAAGATCGACCGACCCATGGAGAAGCCGCGATGAAACTGGCGTACGGCCCGATCTACGATGCGGCAATGACACTCCTGCCCCCCAGGATGAACTCGATCGAGGCGCGGGCGAACCTGCTCGCCATCGCCCTGCAGGAGAGCCGCTGCGAGCATCGTCGGCAACTGCACAATGGTCCCGCGAGGGGGTTCTGGCAGTTTGAGCAGGCCGGCATCAGGGGCGTGCTGACGCACCGGGCGACTCGGCCGCATATCCTGGCCGTGCTCGAGGCATTGAGGTACGACTCGAAAGACCCGGTCGTCGACTACTGGGCGGCAGTCGAGCACAACGACATCCTGGCGTGCTGCTTCGCCCGCCTCAATCTGTGGTGGGTGCCGACGGCGATCCCGGGGCCGGACGACGTCGAGGGCGCCTGGAAGCAGTACCTCTTGGCTTGGAACCCTGGCCTGCCGAAGAAAAAGACTTGGCCCCGGCTCTACGCCCAGGCCTGGCAGTACGCGAGCTCTCTGTGAGCGGATTCTCGATCGGCTTCCTGGCCGTCCTCTTCGCCGCGATCTGCGGCGTCGCCTTCGGTGCCGGCTGCGTCGCCGGCGGCCTGTGGGCGGTGAAGCTGATCAGCGCTGCCCTCGACAGGTGGCTGAAGTGACCGACCCCAAGGATCCGCCGATGCTTAACGCCGCGATCGTGACCGCTCTGGCCCGACACCTTCTGACCGCCATCGGTGGCGGCCTGGCCGTTCGCTACGGCGTTGACGGCGCGACGATGGACGCGATCGTGGGAGGGCTGGCGGCGCTCGCCGGCGTGGCGTGGTCGATCTGGGACAAGCGCAACTCTGCCCGGCGGTAGTCGGCCGCCCAGAGCAGCACATCAAGCCCGGGCGCGCCCTGGTTCGCGGTCGCCCAGGCGGCGAATCGGTCCAGTCGTGCGAGGTCGGCGGTCGCTAGGGTCGCGAGCATCGTTTGGGTGTCGGCGCTCATCGGTCGGTCAGATCTTCTCGCACACCACGTTCCACGTGGAACACCCCGACCCCGCGTAACCCGTTGTTTTTCCGTGGTGCCCGGGGCCGGAATCGAACCGGCATGCCCTTGCGAGCGAGGGATTTTAAGTCCGTTTCGCGCTCCCTGCATACAAGCGCTTCATAGGGCGAATCAAGCGCAACAAGCGTTGCAGACGTCATTTCTTGCCAGGTCCGGTCAATTTTTCTCGCACAACGATCCGGCCGACGATCTCGGCCACGCGGGCCGGGTACAGGTGCGAGTAGCGCTTTGTGGACTGGACTGCCTTGTGGCCCAGCATCGCCCCGACCTCGGGCAGCGTCGCTCCGCTCGACACCAGGGCCGAGGCGAGGGAGTGACGAAGGTCGTGGATGTGCAGCCCTGGCCTGCGTAGGCGGCCCCTGAGCGCGCGAAACGCCGCGTAGACCTTCTGCTCGCTCACCGTGAACGGGATCGCTCTGAGCGCGTCCTGGGCGTTCGGGTGTACCGGCAGCATGA